ATCAACCCGGTCATCGACAATTCACCCTACCTGAAGGAACTTGTCAGCAAGGAAGTAGACAACACGAGCATCAAGAGGCTTGGGGAGTCATACTTGTACACGAAGGGTTGTCAAGTTGATCGGCAAGCAATCTCAGTCCCGGCAGATCTCCTAATTTGCGATGAGGTTAACAACAGCGACCAGGACGTATTAACGCTTTTTGAGTCGCGCCTGATCCACTCGTCGCATGCACTGCGTGTGTTCCTGAGCACCCCTTCAATACCGAACTACGGCATCGACAGGATGTTCAAGCAAAGCAAGCGCAAGTTCAGCATGTGTCAGTGCAGCAAGTGCAATGAGTGGTTTGTACCCGATTACCATGAGCACGTGAAGATCCCTGGCTTTAACAAGGAACTGGAGACAATCAAGAAGGATGATTTCTCTGATCCCAAGTTTCTGTGGCAAGAAGCGTATGTGGGGTGTCCTAAGTGTGGGTCCAAAGTGGACATGGTCTATGCCAATCGGCAGTGGATGGTTGAGAACCCAGACGATGCCTTTACCGATAGTGGGTATCAAATCTCACCCTTCGACTGTCCAACGATTATCAAGCCGTCAGCACTTGTAAAGGCGAGCGTGGCTTATGACCGATTGGTCGATTTCCACAATCAAAGATTGGGAAAAAGTCTCGAAGACAGGGAAACAGCACTTGCGCAGTCAGAACTGGAAGGGGTGACGATCAATAGCCTGCCTGGAGGTATTCACTCCTATGTGATGGGCTTGGACATGGGCAGCACTTGTTGGGCCTTGATCTGTGCCGTACTACCTGACCAGACCCTTATTATTGTCAAGGTAGAGGCTATCCCAGTGCACGAGGTCGTGGGCAGGGTTGCGGCCTTGCAGAAGCAGTATCGAATCCGAATGATGGTCATCGACAGAGGCCCTCTCACCGAAGCGGTCTATCAAATCCAGCAGAAAATTCGCAACAGCTTTGCCGCTGTCTTCGTCTTGTCCAAAGGCATTGACCTGTTTCATGTCAAGGACGTGGACCCGGACAAGGCCAAGGGTGTTGAAGGTATGAGGCAAGTTAACATATCTAAGGACGCAGTCATGGATGTGATTATGAGCCTGATCAGGTCGGGAAGTATCCTAAAGGTGTCAGATGACATGAATGCCGTCTGGTACAGGCACATGACGGATAACAAACGTGTACAATTGTTCAAGAACGGGGAGTTGGTGTACACGTGGGTTAAGACCCTGAAAGTAGATCACCTGCACATGGCCCTAGTCTACGCTGTAGTGGCTTCACGCATGATGGGGGTCGGCGCAGGTGTTGGCGGGGCATTGCCCTTGATTTCGACGTTTAGGGTGGCCCCAGAACGTGTCAGTTTGCCTATGAGTGTGTAACATTCGTCTTTCTTGCCTTTTCCACAAATATGGAGTACACTTCTGATATTAGCGAAGGGCCTAGTAACCCTGTCTAATGTTTTGGAGTGGAAACCTTTGGTCTGTACGTTCTGCTGGGCGCATCCACTCGCGCTTACTAGCCAGTTGAACGTGCAGGCCAAAGTTTCGTTTGGAGATTGATATGGGCAAAAATGTTTTCAAGGATCTGACAGGGCAGAAGTTTGGGAGACTTACAGTTGTTGAGTGTATACATAGGGCATTTAGAACGCCTGACGGTAAATTGAAATCAACTACGTGGCTGTGCAAGTGTGATTGTGGTGGTGAGACAAAAGTAACCTCTAGTGGGCTTAAGGGAAAAGGTTCGCAGTCCTGCGGGTGTTTACACAAAGAGCGGACTTCATCTGCCTCTCTGGATGACTTGACTGGTAGGCGTTTTGGTAGGTTGTTAGTGCTTGAACGAGCACTTGATCCAACATATACTTCGGTAATGTGGAAGTGCTTGTGTGATTGTGGGAATACGCACATCACACATGCAGGCTCACTGAAGATGGGATATACAAAGTCGTGTGGTTGTTACAACATTGACGCCACACATGATCGTGCTAGACATAGCATGTGTACAACAGACGAGTACGCAACGTGGTTAGGCATAAAGAGGCGCTGTTACGATGAAAATGCAGAAAATTACAAGTATTACGGGGCAGTTGGCATCACAGTAAGTAACGATTGGTTAGATTCATTTTCACGGTTTTTTGAAGACATGGGTGCAAAGCCAACCAAGTCTCATAGTATTGAGAGGAGAGATTTTTCCAAGGGTTATAACTCAAGCAATTGTTATTGGGGAACTCCGATAGAACAGGCAAACAATAAGAGAAATAACGTAATTGTTGAGTTTATGGGTAGAACACAGACACTAAAACAATGGTGTCGAGAACTTGATCTAGCCTACAAAGTTGTGCACGCTAGATTGCAGACATATCACTGGAGCGCTGCAAATGCCCTGTCTACTCCAACAAACAGCGGGTTTGATGAAACGGCAAAATACATGCTGGATGTTGCCAAAGTTCTTTGACTGTCTGACATGCGCCCATAAAAATATTTCACTGTGCAACATTAAAGGTGATAAAATCGGAGAAAACCCAGAAGGGCATCTCCGATGTTTGACCGAATTCGCTCATTCCTGCACCTAGACGCAGTTACGCAAATCGCTCCAGTCGCCCCTCCAAAGGTGAAACCTGGGTCGTCCACGTTCCCCTCCTACCTCAGGACTACGGCACCTTCAAGTGCCGTACTTCCGCTGAACGACAGGCGACTGGCGAACACCGACACTACCACTCTTCGTAATGGTGCAGACACGCGCACGGTCATCAGAGACTTCGTGGCGTCATCTCCTGACCTTTCAGCGGCAGTATGGGCATACCTTAGGTTGGGAGTACCACAGGAGTACACTGCGGTAGCCAAGGCCCCTGACGGCACATATGACAGAGACGCCACCTTGTTAGTGCAACAGTTGTTGTCTAGGTTTGACATTCTCCCAGACTATGCCACTGACGGCTTCACAGCCCCACAGTCTATTCGATCCATCAGCGAGAGCTTGGGCAAGGAAGTGATGTTGTACGGGTCTTGTTGCGGTGAGGTTGTGCTTGGTAAAGATAGGCTGCCCAAGAAAATACTTCCAATCAGCACCACACAAATCAAGTTTGTGGCGGACAAAGACAAGACGCTGATCCCATGGCAGTACATTGGTTCAGAAAAAATACAACTAGACATCCCAACATTTATCTATGTAAATCTTGACCAGTCGTTAACGGATGTTTATTCAAGTAGTCCAATAGAAAGTGCTATTAAACCTGTTATCTACAGTGAGCAATTTTCCAACGATATAACTAGGATAATTCGCAAGGTTATTCACCCTCGACAGACTATCAAGATCGACGAGGAAATGATCAGGAAGCACCTGTCACCAGAAGCTCAGATGGACACGGATACAGCCACGGCTGAACTCAACTCCATCATCTCCAGCATTGAAAGCAAGATTAACGGACTACAGCCAGAGGATGCCTTAGTACACCTCGACAGTTTGGAATTCGCTACTTCCAATACAGGTAATGCCGGGTTGTCTGCTGAGTATGGCGTCCTGCAGGAAATGGCTAATGCCCGTATGAGCGCTGGCAGTAAGACAAATGGAACTGTACTTGGTTTTGCCGCAGGTAGCTCTAACATTGCCTCTAGTGAAATTCTTCTGTTTATGAAGTCGTGTACAGGTGCTATCAAGGCCCCAATTGAAGAGTTCTGGAGTAGAGCCTTGACTTTGAGTGCAAGGCTGTTCGGTTTCGATGTTGTAGTTAAGTTCTCGTTTGCAGATCTTGACCTGCGCCCGACCGGGGAGATGATGGCGTTTCGCCAGACCCAGCAGATGATGGTCTTGGAGCAGCTTTCGCTCGGCATCATCAGCGACGATGAGGCATGCCTGAAGCTGACCGGCACCCTGGCCCCACTTGGAATGAAGCCCATGTCAGGTACTATGTTCAAAACCCCGCAGGCAGCACAACCGCAGGAATCCAGCAATTCAGGCTCCACCTTGAACCAGAAGCTCAAACCAGCGACCCCCACGACGGGGAGGGGCCAAAACAAAAAGGCAGAAGTGGTCAATTTTCTGACGACTGCTTGACATATCAGAAACCTGCCACTGATAGTTTCAGGCTATAATAGGGCGAATAACCGGGAACTCGCGCATGGACCAAAACCTGATCAACTACCTGATGGCCGGATTCGGCGCAGCTATGGGGTTCATCTTGAGAGTCCTGTGGGAAGGCCTGAGGGAGTTACAAAAATCCGACCTGGAAATCACAGCAAAGATCAATCAAATGCAATTACTGGTCGCCGGAGAGTACGTCAAGAAAGAAGACCTTGAAAGGTCTGCGGCGCTGCAAAAGGATTATTTCGAGAGAAACGTGACAGCCATTTTCTCGAAGCTAGACAAGATTGAAGACAAGCTCGACGGCAAGGTTGATAGAGCCAGCCACGCAGCTAATTAAGGACACACATGGCTATTACACGACCAGGTCCAAGCAACTACATGGACGAGCCTGGGTTTAAGATAGTTGATCTGTTTGATCAGGTCTGTGATCTAGCTGAGGCCACAGATGTCTCTTCGACAGCCCATATTGTTGCGAGCGCTCCGCACGCTGGACACAGTACGCCGGCTAGCGTAGACGCTGCGATTTCGACGCATACGGCCGCTACCAATCCTCACCCGCAGTATTCATCGGAATCAAGCGTGTCGGCACACATAGCTGACACAGGTAATCCACATGCGGTCACGAAAGCACAAGTCGGACTTGCCAGCGTCGACAATACCTCTGACATAAACAAGCCTGTGAGCACCGCCCAGGCAGCAGCGGATACAGCTATTGGCAGCGCAGCGGCATCCGACGCAACGACGAAAGCTAACGCTGCGCAGGCAGCAGCTATAGCGGCGTGTCCTGCAGAGACAGTCCAGACAATCGGTACGTTGACCGCAGGGGCTACTGCCAAGGCGACGCCGGTAGATGCGGACACGATCGGGCTGACAGACAGCGCGGCATCGAATGTACTCAAGAAACTCTCGTGGACCAACCTCAAAACTGCGCTGCAATCGGTGTTCGCCACGCTGGCAGGAACGTCTGGCGGACAGACGCTCCGAGGCGGGACCGCTGCCAGCGAGACGCTGACGCTGCAAAGTACAGCGTCAGCAACGAAGGGGAAAATTCTTTTTGGCACATCCGCATACGACGAAGGAAATAACCGACTGGGAGTTGGCACAACCACGCCTAGCGCGACA